GGTCTCATCGCCGATGATGCGCGATTGCTGGTCCACCTGGCGGCCAAGGTCGCGGATCTTCGCTCCCTTGTACATCGAGACCGTCCGGTCGAAGGCATCCTTCTGTGTGTTGAAGCCTGCCCCGGCTCCAAGCAGGCGCACCGCGCGTTCCCAACGCCGTTTCAGCAGATCATTGCAGTAGAAGACCACGCCGTCGCCGTCCGGCGCGTTCATGAAGTCGAGCATCTGTTGAACCTGTTCAATGAACTGGTTCGCCGTCGCCTGCGTCATGCTGCCCGTGAGGTCCACGCCGAGACCATCGATCTTCATCTCGGAATTGACGCCGTACTGTACGGCATTATCGATGCGGGCCTTCAGCCCCACCGGAGCCTGGTTGTCTCCGCTGCCGTCGTGCGCATTGTTGATGAACTTGGTGTTCACATCGTACGTAAACGCCTCGTTCCACGCGTTGATCTGCACATCGAGCGGATCCTGAATCGCGTTCGTATCTTCCATGAGCTTCTTATCGACCTGGAACTGGTTTCGCACCAGCCAGATCTGCTCCTGATAAGGGCTCGGCTTTCCACGCGTCACAGCCGGAGCCTGGTTGATCTGTCCCCAATTGACAGCGGGGAGGTTATCCACGAAACGGACACCGTTCTGCACAAGCGTCTTTTTCGTAATCAGGGGGATGTCCTGAAGGATATTCGCCATCTTGTGTAGCGAAAAAGTGATCTTCATCACCAGAGGATCATTGCTCTGCACCGCATACTCACTCAGAGTAAGCGCATTCGCATCTATAGGCATTCGATTTGCTCTCCGTCAAACAAGAAAAGACCACCTCAACGAGGCGGTCTCAGTGGTGTATTGTCGCACCGGCTACTTCCGGCGCAACCTCGTTCTCATTGGAGCTGCATCGGCACATTAACGACTACGCCGCAGGTCAAGCGCGACCAGGTTTCCGAGCCGCCGTCGCCGCGGCCCAAACCGCTCCGATACTCGCAGTCACTATGACTGCCTCTCTAACCACCGGCGCGGGCGGCGCGCCAGGATTCACTTTAACGCCCCTTCATCGCTCAAAGAGTCCGGCATAAATAGGATTGCCAACGGTCGGACTCCATACATCTCTCATGGCTGACGATCCTATCCCGATCGTCCGATCCCGAACAATGAGCGCCACGACTGCTTCCAGGCATCACCGCCACCCTGCGCCGTGAAAGGCTCATGACCCCCATATCCTTCCGGAGCCGGAACGGCGCTCGCCGCTGCCTTCTGCGCTTGGTAACGCGCCAACACTTGCTGCTCAACTGCCAGATGGTACTCATGAGAGGCGCGTGCAAGTTCAGTTACGGGCGCGCCCGTCATCTGGTGCAGCGCGATTACATACTCAGGGTCCATTTCGGGATAGTATTGCTGTGCCGCCTGCATCTCCTGGCCCACACGCCATTGCTGATACATCGCTCGGTCGTTTGCAGCCAGTACACGCTCCCGTTCAGCCGCCCACAGCACCTCTGCTGTGTTCCAGTCGTATTCGCCCGCCTCAACCTTTGCGGCAAGCGTCGATGCGATCGGATCAAGCTGCGCCCGAATCTGTGCGTCTGCCTCCTGCGTCTGGATCGCCTCGATCACATCGTCAGGGCTGTCAAATCCCTGCTGACGGAACATATCCACGATTGGCTCCCACGCCTTAGCCTGGTCGCGCTCATGAATTACCTGCGCGAAACGATCGTAAGGAATAGGGCCACGTTCCTCGGCAATACCTCCGTCCTCGCGCTCGAAAGCCGGTACCGTGTCGCTATCTGCCTCCTCGGCCGAATTACTATCGGGCTGGCCATCATAAAAAAACGGCGTCTCCTCGCCAGGTGCGCTTCCCTCAAAGTCGGAGGATAGCGACTCCTCCGCAATATTTACTGCCTCATCTCCGAAATCTTCTGCCATGGTTCTGGAGTTGCTCCTCTTTATAGAAAACCTTGTTCGGTATTACGTTTGTCGGTATGCCGCATCGCCTACAGCTGACCGCACTGTGATATCCGGCCCGTTCCCTGGCAGTGTGGACAGCAGTCAGGATGCGCCGGCGCGGGCATGATGCGTCCCGACACAGCCCGCCCTGGTGCGGTAGGATGGGGGATGGCATGCGGTGAAGCCTCATGCCCCTGCGTTTGCAGCTTCTTGGCTGCGGGAATCCCCAGCAGCGATCGATAACTCTTCGTCGGCGGTTTCATTCTGTCTGCCCTTTCTGTTTCCTGTCCCTGTTTGTCCGTCCGTTCCTTGTGCTGCTCTGCTCTCTCGCCTGCTGCAGTGCCAGTTTATGCTGGAAGTTAAGATTGGCCAGCTCAGCCGCATGCTGATGTTTTATGTCCATGATCTGAGCGTCGGCGGCAACGCGCGCATGTGCGGATGCCGCTTCATGAAGCTGATCTGCCTGTTGCGCTTGCTGCGCAGCCTGAGCGGCTCCTTGCTGCTTAAGTTGCTGGATCATCGCAGGATCCGGCGCATCCGCCTTTTGCTTTTCAATCACCTCGTCGATCCGTTTGTTGAGTTCGTCCGACCGCTCCAAATTGAGAAGGTCCGTTACGAGCCGCAGCGACGGCAGGTTTTGCGGCTGGAATGCGCCGGCATGGAAGAGGTCGATGATTTGCTGAGACTTCGCGGCGGCCGTCTTGGGCGTTGCCGATCCTGGTGTAACCTTAATGCGGCATTCACCGCCCTTTGAAAGATAGCGCAGCATAAACGGCCCGGTGCCCTTCTGATTGGACATTCCCAGTCCGGCAAGTCTGGGAATGCCGCTCGGCCCGCCTATTCCCGGAGGTTGCGGCGCTCCCCCGGCATGCTGCCCGATAGCCCCGAGTATCGCCGCGGCCGTCGGCCCGGTGGGACCGCCGCCAGGCATACCTGGAGCCTGAAGTCCTCCTGGTAGCCCTGGCGTACCCGGTCCCGGCGGAGTTGATCCCGGCGCGCCAGGGCCGCCAGCTCCCATAGCAGGCATTCCGAGCGTTGAATTGCCGGGACCGAGAGGCGGAATGTTGGGAGAGGCCTGCATTCCCGGCGGCATATTAGGATCGACGGGCGCTGCCGGAGGCAGGCCTATCGGCCCCCCAGGAAGAGAGATGGGAGGAGCCGTAGGAGGTGCCGCGTCATCTTGCGGAAGCCCGATAATTCGCGGCTCCGCATAATATTGACCGCACAGTGCAATCTCCCAGTTCGCTCGCTGAACCTGCGCTGTCTCGATATTGCCGACAAACTCGGACATCTGTGTCTGATCAGACTGCTGCAACAGCTCGATCGCGTTTCCGGCCGTCACTCCAGGCGGCACAGATCCGTTTGAAACCTCATGGACACCCGAGATATCCTCCATCTGCCCGCCCAGGATCTGCAGGTAGCTGAACCAGTACTGGTTTACCGGCGGTGTCTGCTGGTACCCCGGCGGCTCTCCCACATACTCCACGATTTCATAGTTGCGTTTGCTCTGGTAAGCCCCCAGACTGATTTCGCTGCCCTCTCGCGCCAGGATCGTCGGCTTATCTGTGTTCACACGGTCCTGAATACGAGAGAGGGTATTGTTGAATGCGCGCTGCAGTGGAATTAAGTCCGTTACTGCATTCAGTGCCCAGAGTGCCCCCGTCTTCTCCTGAAAGCCGAGGGGAACGAATGGAAACGCATCGCGCTTCTCATATGGCCATTCGCCGCAATGCAGCAATTGTCCGCCTGCCGCTCGGACCATTCGCCCTTTTGGGAACCGCGCAGTAGGCTTTTCCCACATCTCATATAATGTGGCGCTGTTCTTCCCCGCCGCCGTTCCGCCTCGCTGCTGGTCGCCGACAATGCTGTCCAGTCGCGCCTCAATGTAACCGGATTCGGAACCGGTATCGCCCTGCACCCGGTAGCCGGCCTGACCGAACTTCTGCTGGAGGTAAGAGAGGGGAACGACCTTGGCATGGATTAGCCATCCGCATTCCCGCCATGCCCTGGCCTTTGGATCCGGATAGACCTCGAAGGGCGAGACGACAATCTCTTCCACATCGCCGACCTTTGCCCGTACCTTGCCGGGGCGTCCAAGCGGATCGACGGAAGGCGTCCAGGCTTCCTTGGTGGGGTCCCAGAAGATTTTCAGAAACGATGTCGATGTCGTCAGCGCCGAATCCACCCAGGAGCGCGTCTGGTGCTGCCGGTCGAAAATCAGATCATAGTGATCGAGCACGCATCGCGCCTCTTCCGCAGCGCCGATATCCTCAGGCGTATCCGTCATCGGCGCTACCGAAGCATCCGGCTTGGACATCGTTGCCCGAGCCTTGAGTTTCGTTGTGATCGGCCGGATCTTATTGACGACAATATACGATCGATATCGATCGTGGGGATCGATCAAGGATTCAATGCGCCCCGTCTCCGTGCGCCACTCCACCCACTGGTTCCCGATCTCAAATGCCTTCGCAAGAAGCCACTCCCGCTCATGATGCCTCCGCGCCTCCGCAGACTGCTTGAAGCGAGACATGACTAGCTGAACTATCTCCTGCTCGTTCTCACCTGGCGGCTGTGGCGGATTCTTAAGGTCGGAAGGCTTTACCTCACTCTCTGCATTTTCAGGATCG